GATGCATGGTTCCTCCACGAATTATATTTTTCATAGAATTTTTCTTCCGTAAGTTTTCCGGCTTTCACATCTTTAACTAATCTTCGGAACTTCTTTTTGTTCTTCCGTTTGTTCTCACCTGTCAACTTCCGAATATATTTTCCATCAGCCGTCATATAGTGATGAAATCCAAGAAATCGAATGCCTTTTCTGAATGGCACGATTTGCGTTTTACCATTCATTTCAAGTCCAAGACTTTTTAACAGCTCCCGGATACACTCCAAGCACCATTTCAAATATTCCTTGTCCTGATGAATCAAGTAAAAATCGTCCGCGTATCGACCATATTCAGTAATTCCAAGCTCACCAGTTATCATACAATCGACTGGGTGAACCATAAGGAGCGCATACACCTGTCCAGCCTGATTACCAAGTGGCAAACCTGGATTTTCTCTGCTGTCAATTAATGTATGATTAATCCATGCTGTGTACGGATCAGGGAAGAAATAATCTACAATGTCTTTCAATATTTCATGGTCGATTTCGTAAAAGAAATGTCTAATATCACATTTCAATATCCATCCATTTGTACCATGTCTACTGTAAAATGATTCCATGTGACTCTTTAATCCGTCTAATGCATATAATGTCCCTTTTCCAACCTGTCCGGCGGAATTGTATTTGATAAATACATTTTTTAATTTCGGATGCAGAATATTGTCACAGAGTGTATGTTGCACTACTTTATCCTTAAAGGTACATGATTCAATTAATCTACGTTTGGGCTCGCATATTTCAAACTCGTTATACGGATCAACTGTATACGCCTGTCCTTCTAATTGCTTTTTCAATGTATTAATACCATCTAAAGCTATATTAGAAAATCTTGCAGTGCTGCCATGAAATTTTTTACCAGATCTCGCTTTTTTATAAGCGTGATACATATTCCCATAATCTGTAACAATATCCTTATCCATTGGTACTCCTTTATATTTACCTCTGAGAGGAAGGTCCGTCTCCTTTTTGTATCTATTTCTCTGATTTCGGCTTGATGCCTACTCTGACTGTCTGTAATACAGAATGGGCGAACCCCGTTACTGTTGTTGTAGTTATTGTTGTTGATGTCACCGGACGGGGAAACAACCGCTTAACGGAAACGAACCTAAAAATGTATTTATCTTTTTCTATCCTTGGTTCTCCATGCAATAGCCATATATTTGACATCAGAAACCATCCTTGACCAGTTCCCCATACTAGCAGAATTTATAATCCCGAGAGCATACGACATTTCTATATAAAAATTGAGCTCATCGCAATATGTAATTGCTTTTGTTTGCAGTTCAAGACGATCTCTTTTGTAATATTTAATATCTGTTCTATTGGCTTCAAATAACATTTCATAGATTTCCAACGATTTATTTTGCATCTTATCCACTAATGAAAATCTGAATTTCTTTGGATACCTATTAGCATTGCTTGTTACTTTTAAAGTATGCTTAGCAAGTTCTTTCGCTTTTTCAATTACCAGTAAATCTTCATCTGACATTTGTACTATTCCTCAGATTCAAAGATTGAAGAGGAGAAGATACAAACCGGGCGAACCCCGAGACCGTAGTTGCAGTCAATGACGTTGATGACACCGGACGGGGAAACAACTCGAAGCCATTTACCATCATTATTACAAGGTGTGCTGTCCGGTGTAAGTGTCCACCACCATCTCTCTGTATTTGGAAGAAGCTTTCTATATTTCCGGTATTCGTCCACAGAAATGAGTGAAACGAAATCTCTACAAGTGCCGTATTCCGTCTGACCATCTAACGAAAGTAAATTGCGTTCAAACTCGACCAGTGAATCTGTCCCTAATTCGCTTTCAATCTTTTTGCGGAGATCAGTGTTTAACTCATTTCTCAAATCACTGGATTTCCAATCGTTGCAATTATCATCAAATCCTCTGTCTCTTCCGTAAAAATCTTCCGAAATTGCAAAATATCCTTTTTCAAGCTTGTCCAGCACCAACCAGTTAATACCGGCAACTTCAATTGTCTTTCCGATTTCCGGTTTCTGATATTTCTTTCTCAACTGTTCATATGCTTCATTTAGCTTTTCAAGATTTTCTCCAAATTCTTTTAATGTCATCGTATTAATCCTCCTCTACGCGAGATACAAAGATATTAGATTTTAAGATACAAAGTGGGCGAACCCCGATACTGTTGAAGTAGAAATTGAAGTTGATGCCACCGGACGGGGAAACAACCGCTACTGAATATGCCCAACTTCTTTCCGCTGTACTCCAAGAGGTGCATGTCCAGTACCAATCCGGCAGTTCCTTGTTGACCAATAATTCATTGTATTTACGTCCCTCATCGAATGTTACTGGTCTTACCTTTGTCAGAAGCTTTCCAAAAACTTCCTGACCATCAACTGTTACTAATCCTGCTTCATTTTCACAGATATTGTCTTCTCCGAACTCAGCGACAAATTCATTGAGAATTTCGCCATCGCACAGTTCTCTTAAAGAAGATTTTTTGTAATCAGTACAATCATCGTCAAATTCTTCATTTTTACGATATAATCCTTCTGTGATAATTACCGTGCAATCCGCCTTCTGCTCCAGAACAATGAATCTTCCGATGCCTGTCTCAAACTTTCCACCAGCCGGGATATCTTTCAGCATCACCTTGTCTTTTTGCCCCTCTTCTTCGATTGCTGCCACCAGTTCTTTTGCTAACTTCAATACTTTATCCATGTTTCTTTTCCTCCATCATCTTTCTATCTATTTCATTTACGAACGCTACAGCCAGTTCCTTTGCAAATGGCGAACCATACTTTTTGTAAAAATTATCAGCATCAGAAATAATCTTATTGATATACTCATCTGCATCTTCAACGGTTGCATTGTCTTTGTACATATTCCAGAAGTCCTTGAAAAGCTCAAATTCTTCCGTACCGCTCTGTATATTCTTTCTAGCCATTCATATCACCTAATCAAACGGAGTGGCGTCTTGAACCTCTCGAAAGCCTTTGGCAATATCTTTTAATGATTCATCTGTTTCCTTGAACATCATGTTATTACCCTCAAAAATAATAACCTCTTTTATCAATGTTCCCTGTCGGTTCTTCTCAACCTTTAAGCCTTTCTTCTTGTCGTAGATATTCCATAGCATGATAATGATGCTTGCGTCCTGTTCAATATCTCCAGCCTCTCTCAGTTCACCCATTGTAGGCTCCTTATCTGCTCTCATTTCGCTTGCCCTGTTCAGCTGTGACAATGCTATGATTGGTATGTTTAACTCCATAGCAAGTGCTTTTATCGCCTTTGATATAGCACCGACCTCACTTGCTCTGCTCTGATATCGAATATCGGTCCGCAAAAGCTGAATATAATCAATGATGATGCAATCGAAATCCATATGCTTGCACTCATTTCTGATTTCTCCAACCGATACAGAACCACTTCTAAGAAATACAGGTGATTCTCTTAATTCTTCATTTGCCTTACTGAATTTCTCTTTCTCATCTCCAAGGAAGTTTCTGGCTCTCCGAAGTCTCGTAAGATCAATACCGCCTGTTCTGGACACCAAACGTTCATATACCTGTTTATCGGACATTTCAAGGTTGTAGTACGCAACCCTTTTGTTCTGCTTAGCCAACTTCATTGAAATTTGAGTAACAAGCGCTGATTTACCAACTGCCGGACGCGCTGCAACAACAATCATGTCTCCGCCTTCCAGTCCGCCAAGAGCATCGTCCAGTCTATCAAATCCTGTATACAACGGCTCAACTTCCGGTTCCTTGAAATACTTGCCCTGTTCTTCATCGACCACATCTTTGAGCGGTCGAATCTTTACAGTGTCGTTCGCTTTTAGAGCTTCCAGTTCTTGCATCAATTCGCCGATTTGATTATCAATCGTTCCAGCATTTAATACTGTCTGCGATAATGTTTTATTCAAACGCCTAGTCTTGTAATCAGCCACCAGTGCATTCGCGTAATTGCGAATCTTGTAAGCGTGAACATCTGGCATGATACCCTTAAGTTCTTCCACGATGTATTCCAGTGGCAGATTATCACTCTGCACTTTTTGAGCAATCTCAATCATGGAAATCTGCCGACCAGTATCATATGCTCGTAAAATTTCAACATACATGCTTTGGCAAAATGGATTGGCAAACATTTCCGGCTTCACCTGTTCGTATATTGTGCTCAAGGAATCGGGATCCACTAAAACCGCACATACAACTGACTTTTCAACCATATCACTCATCTGTCTGACGCTCCTTTTCTAAGTAATCAAGGAGTGATTGCCCCATGAGCGTGTCAAAATTCTTCCAGTACTGTTGATCAGGTTGCTCTTGCTCCTGTTGTCTAACATAATTTCTCACACCGATGTACATTTGCCGATTGGTCAACTTAACTCTTTCGCCGTTAATCGTTCTTCCTTTTAACCATTGGCAATATAATTGATACGCTCTGGACTTTCCTCGTTTTTTCGGATAGATTGCGTAAATCTTTTCAAAATCCTCTTTTCGAGTATCTGTTTGCACATGTTCTTCGCTTGTCGATGAACATATATTATTATCTATATCTTCTTCTATATCTATTGCGTTATCATGCGTTACCGTAACGTTACTGTCACAATCTGTTGGATTTTCCTGCAATAACTCCTGTTTTTTACGGCTTCGATAGTTAGCTACTCTCTTCCTGGTCTGCTCTCGAATCTTATCCATTCCATCTACATTCTGATACTCTTCCCAATTGCTTATGAACAGCTGGTCTCCGTCTCTACAAATCATTCCAAAACTTTCAAGTGCTGTCAGCGCGACTTTAATTACGCTCTCTTCAAATCCGAGTTCATCACCCAACATCTTTTCTGTGTATGGGATATTTTCAGTCAGAAAAATCATTCCAGAAGCATTGCATTTACCAGCAAGGCTCAGAAGCATCACCCAAATGAGGATAATATTATTACCTTCCGGTAATTTCCGAATATGTTTAATCTTCCGATTATCAAACATATCGGTTGTGATTTTTACCCATTTTACGTCTGCCACCTAACTCACCTCTTCTTGGAGTAATTCAATTACCCTTGCACCTTGTTCAGAATTGTGGCAGAATACAAACTCAACCCCGTATTTTTTCTGCATGGTCATACAAGCCTTCATAAGGGTGACGCCTTTGGTTGCATTTGGATTCTTTTGAACACGCTTATATTTAGGTCTGCCACTGCTGTAATATCCGATAATCTCATTACTATTCTTCATTTCAAACAATCTTGGATTTTTCCACTTATGCAAATCTTCCAAGCGAGTAATTGTCGGATTGTATATGTCTTTCGTTCTGGTAAGATATCCACCAACATTCTGCACCAGCACATATAACTTAATTTCGTTATTTCGAGCCAAAATACATTCATCACGGAATCTTGCATGTTGCTTCCCACAAACATCTCCTACGAGTTCCTGGATGTCTTTCTTAGTGTCAACAGTCACATTGTATGTCCCAAGAAAATCCATCTTTTTAACTGGAATGTCACGCTCTTTCTTTCGATTGATTACATCCATAACCTTATCATCGGCGATTATATAATCTCCACAGGGAAGAGGCATATACAATACCTCTATCCCGTGATTTCTCCAGTAACGCTCTTTATCAAGATGCTTTCCTTTCTGTTGCCCCTTATCACTAATCAATATCAAATCACATCACCTACCTTAAGGCTTAACTAAATGGCAATTCTTCATCAATACCGTCTGGAATATTCATGAAGCCATCTGAGTTATCTGGTGCCGGTCCGCTTGGTTTCTGCTGATTCTGCTGACTCGTAGTTTTACTTTCCGCAAATTCCTGTTCTTCCACTACAACATCTGTTGTATATACCTTCTGTCCATCTTTGTTCGTGTACGAGCCCGTCTGGATGCGTCCGGTCACAACAACCTTTAAACCCTGTCGAAAATACTTTTCAGTAAACTCAGCACCTTTCCCAAACGAAACGCAATTTATAAAATCTGCTGTCGGGTCCCCGTCTCTTTTAAATCGTCTATCTACAGCCAGTGTGTATCTCGCAATTGCCATAGAATTTCCACCCAGTGTGTATTTGATTTCCGGATCGCGTGTGAGGCGCCCCATAAGAATTACTTTATTAATAAGTCATTCCACCTTTCTCTATATCAAGCGTAAAATCGCTGATAATGCAAATAAAATTGAAGCTGTTAAAAACAAGCCTTTAGATACTTTGTCGCTTGCCATTCTAAAGCAAGCAAATTCCATTACTGCACATGCAGCATTTAAAATCGCGTAAATCATCTTGCCTCCTAAAACGGTGTTAGCCGAAATTCTTTCTCAGTACCTTTTTCTGCAACCCACACATCCACATCACAGTCAACCAGTTCGCTTATCTCGCTTCTGAAACGCCGTGGATTGCCATTTCCAGCGCTTAAATGTATCAAGCCTATGCTTCTTAGGCTATTACTGTTAATGCTCTGTACGAGCCTTTTACACGTTTGTAACTCTAAGTGTCCGGTTAATACGTGGTGGTTTTTAGAATCACTATCATCTGCACTAAGATAATCCTCAGAATAGTTGCATTCGATTAGTCCATAATTGATGTTCATTTTCGAAAAATCATACGGGCAATACTCTGCATCGGTAATAAATAAAACACGTCCTTCTGCCGTATCAATCAGCCATCCGTCACACTCCGTATCTCCGTGTGGTACACGGAATGGGACAACTGAAAAGCAACCAAGAAAATTCTTTCGTCTCATGCGTTGCAATCCGATTGTTCTTTCTCCCATAATTGTTTCAATATCCGACTGTACTTCATCCGACGTGTAAACTTTGATGCCGTACTGCATATATTGTTTGATAAAACCAACGTGATCAGAATGGACATGGCTTGCAATGCATCCGACTACTTTGGAAGTTTGATAATCAATAGCTTTCAACATTTCTTTCGCCGGAACTCCGCATTCCAGGAGAAGAACATCTTCCCCTGAAATCAGAGCATATCCGTTACCGGAGCTTCCAGAACCAATCGTTTTAACTATCACCGAAAAACTCCTTCCTAACATCTACAACATCATATTTCTGTCCACGGCCATCAAATGGCTTTTTATCTTTTGAACAATTAAACTGCCTGCAAATCTCCGGTCGCACCGGATAGATTCTGCATTTCTCTTTTAACTTTGAATCGTCCATGAACGGACATGTCATATCAACAACTTCTTTTGCTACTGGGAATAAATGCTGATATTCCCTTACATTGTTGTCTTTGATATACTTATGGATTCTCGCAACTTCACGTTTAGTCATTGGTAAATAGTTCGAACAGCAAGCGCCACATTGAATACATTCACCGTCTTTTGTAAAATCGTATTTACCATTCTTCATGTCAGAAATGGCATCTTCTAAGTTTTTCATTTCTGCAATCATTCTTTTACAATCTCCACTTCATATCCAAGTTCTTTGCAAATCTCCGAAACAGTCATTTTTCGTACTTCTTCGCGATTCCAAATACAGTTGCGTTCATCTGAAAGCATTCGGCTAAATTCTCTTAATTCTGGCTTAAAAACTTTCATAATATCAAGGTCAGAATCGTCCGGCCATGTCATATTACTTTTATGTGGTTGTTCTCCATCAAGCGTCATATAGCGGTTCATTCCAATACCGAATAATTTTCCATCCCGATTGACAATCAAGTATTTTCTACCATCTCTCATTTCAACAACCATTCCAGTCTTTAAATCTTGTAATGTCATATTCTACTCCTTTGCAAATTCTGGCGTTTCCACTTCAACAGCTTCAGATTCAGCTACTACAGCTTCAGATTCAACTACAAATTCCTGTGAGTTTTCGTTCTGCGCAATCTCTTCCTGTGATGCTTTGTATGTTTCATCCAGTTGTAATAATGAGTTTGAAGCCATGTTGTTCAGATTCTTAGGGAACTTCTTAATCGCATTATTACGCATCTTACGGATAATCATTGCCTCCGGTGTATCAAGCCAAGCTGCACTAATATATGGTTTTGCAACCTCACAATTCAGAATGTCTTCCAGTGTCTCGCACTCACGAATAGCAGATAAAATTTCAGCTTTTTTAACCTTGATTTCCTCTTTCTGCTTTGGTGTGGCTTTGTATCTATCAGCACAAATTCCAAATGTTTCATTCAGCATATTGTTTTTGATGTGAGCGATCAAATTTGTTCTTACTGGTTCTCTTTCGGCAATCAGATAATCAATAGTTCCGTCTTTCA